AGCACCTCGGTGGTCGGCGATGTCACCAAGCGCTGTCTGATACGACAAGGGCCGGACGTAGCAAGTGAACTTGGAGCCCTCCCACTCGATCTCCTTGGCCACCGGTCGCGCAGTGAATGCCTTCGATTTTTTCAGGTTCGCGATGTTCAGTTCCATTATGCGGAGACCTTACGAATCCAGGCGGAACCGCCCGAGCGCTGGATCGACACTGTCGATGCAACCACGGCGTTCTGCGCGAAGGTGAATGGGAAGTCGGCCACGTAGCCCTGGAAAGCGAACCAGGTGCGGGTCGGCGGCAGGTCGAAGTCATCACCGGCCGCCAGGGCGACGGTGGCGGTTGCGCCGGTACCAGCACCGCCAGTGAAAGCGACAGTCGGGGCCGAGGTGTAACCGGTGCCTTTGTTGGTGATCGTGACACCAGTCACCACACCGCCAGAAACAGTAGCCGTTGCAGTCGCGCCAGAGCCACCGCCACCAGTGAGCGCCACAGTAGGTGCCGTGGTGTAACCGGTGCCGCCAGCAGTAACCGTTGCCACACCCAGACTGCCGCCGGCGGCAATGGTCGGCACAATGTCCTTGCCGTCAGACCAGCCCACCACCCACTTGATAGTGGTATCGCCGTTGGCTTCCGAGAGCTGATGCAGGCGAATGTGGCTCGCGTTGTTCGGGTCAGCGTTGAGGCCGAGCGATGCTTGGCCAGGGGTGCGCAAGCCTTTCTTATAGCTGCGCTCGTCGGCGGACAGGCAGGTGTCCTCGATCTGTTCGGCCGGCGCACCGCCCGGATCGAAGCTGGTGGCGCACTCCACTTCCATGACGGTCATTGGCCCGCTACCGGTGAGCGGCGGGACCAGTGCGTAAATCTGGGTTCCTTGGGAAAGGATCGACATGGCGTTCTCCAAATGTCGGGCATAAAAAAACCCGCACTCGGCGGGGTTGGTTTGGGTTGCAACGTTATCGAGGAACGAGCCAGCTCACATCGAAGCTGTACCGGTAATTCTTTGTGGACGGGTCGCGGCTTTCACCACCCCAGCGGATGATGTAGGCCTTCAGCTCAATGGCGTCCCTGATGGCCTTCGCAACGGCCCTGGCATCCTTCCCCGTCGTGGCGTACACATCGACCTGCAACGTGTAGCCGTCGGTGTCTGGGCGTCCAGCCAGGTAGTTCTCGGGGTCACCACCGATGGTCTGCCATACCGCGTAAGGCTTTTGCCCATCCTGTGGTGCGTCGCCGAATGGATAAAGGCGCTGCGGGGTTGAGCCCAGGACTGCGATGACCCCGGCATCCATGGCGCACACGGCGTTGATTGGTGCGAACATCAGCTGCTCCTAGCCTTCTCGGTCCGACGTATTGCTCTGTCGAGGCCTTTCTCGAACTGAGTGGCGAACTCGTTGGTGACTTCGCCGATATGATCTTCCAGAGCTGGGCGGGCCACCGGGTCAGCAGCAATATGCTCGGTACCGAACTCAAGCAGACGCCAATGTGGTGTCGGTGCACTTTTCTCGGTGCTGCCGTTCTTGACCAGCACCGCGCCGTGCAGAACGCCAACACGAAAGCCGAGGTCACCAGTACGACGGAATAGACGGCCGTTCCAGCGCAGCACGATGTTGTCGGCAATGGAACGCCCTGTGTCCGGGTCATCCCAGCGCCGGGCGCCTTCTTTGAAGTTCCTGGCGACCATCTCGGCAGCCCGACGAAGCGCGGTGCGACCGGTCTTGCGCTTGACCTCATCGTTCACCGTGGCGAGTTTCCCCAGCAAGTTGTCGACGCCGATCAAGCTGAACTTGACTTCATCGACCATCGTTCACACCCTTGCTGACCGGCAGCGTCAAATAATCGAGACCCGAAACGTTGTCTGGCAAAGCTCCGGCGATGTTGTAGATCTCGCCGCGGTGAATGATCCGCATCGTGGGCACCAATCCCGGGCGATACCGAACCACAATCTTCGCTGTAACCTCAGACTGAGTTGCCTGGGCCGCCAAGAACTCCCTGGCGCTCAAGGGCTCAACCGACGCCGGGCAACGCTCCCAGACGGTTTCCCATCTCACCGGAAGCTCGGTGTTGTCTTCCGGGTCGCGATCCACCACCGGTTTCTGGATATCGACGCGGTGCCGCAACCTACCGGCGCGCACTACACACCCATCCGGATGCGATAAGGCATCAACAGGGCCTTGCTGGTCAGTGGCAGCTCGGTGGCAATGGTACCCGTCACCACCTCTTCACGGTTCGCGAACAG